TACTCCTAAGTAATTGTTACTGTTACGGTTCCTGTTTCCCCGCTAGCCACTAGGTTATTGACTAATCCAGATAACTGCAAGGGGTTGTCCAAACCAACGGGGTTCCACCCCCATTGAATCTGCCTACTACCACCAGACGGCGTTCCAAAAGCATCTACATCTTCATTGGGGAGGTTTAATGTTTCGACCTGTATACCCGTCAGTCCAGCCTCGATATAAGAATTGTCTCGGCGTGGGTTCTGTAAGGCTTGCGGGTCATAAACCGGATACATCCCCAACTGCAACTGTGGCTGATCCGGCTCCCAACAGGTAGGGCAAACGAGGAGGTTGATATTTTTCGTCTTGATGACGATTTTCTTCAACTGCTTCAGTTTGTATCGAAATCCACACCTGTCGCACTCCGAAATTGCCCATTTGCCAGAAGCAAACTTAGGACCAGACATCTCCTATTCCTTAATAAAAATACTGCCGTGGAGACAGCCGCAAGGAAGCCTTTTCCCGGTCTTCGCTTGAGCCAAGTAACCACTGTTCTTCATAAGACGCCTTCAGCATATCAATCCTAGTCTCAGCCCCCGGTATCTTTAAAGACAGGTAATAGGCCAATCCAGCCGCCATACAGGGCAGCATACGGAAAGGGATGTCTTCGGTATTAATACCATTGCCAGCGTCTTGAATCCGGCGCAAACGCCAGTAAACGAACGAGTAATAGTTAGACTGATCTGGGGCAGGCCATACATTGATATTCGGCAGATTACGAACCGTCACAATGGCGCCTGCGGTGTGTGCTGCAGCGGTTGAACCATCCACCCCACGGACACAGTTTTGTAGGGTATTCCCTGATATCTCGTTATAACCGATAGTCTCGTTGTCAAGTTTGATAAACCCAACATAATTCAACCCAGCCACAGAACTAAGAGTAACAGTGTCAGAGGACGACGTAATCGTGGTCTGCAAGGTCTTGGTCGTGACGTTGTCATACCCGCTTTGCCGGTCAATCCAGACCTGAATTGGGCGTCCTTGGGCGTTCTTGTTAGGGATCGTAGCGTAGGTAGAAGACGAAATCCGGTTGATATTAATGTCCGTCTGATCAATCCCCTGCTGGGTACGGATCACCATATCCATCAAGTCAATGGTATCGGTAGGTAAGGCGTAGGTAATCTGAGCCTGATTGATTGGAATAGACCCCTGCTCAATAGTCCACAGATTAATACCTCGGTTAGCCCACTCAATTGTCAATAAGTTTAGGCTACGACGGGCTGTCCGCATGTCGTAACCAGTGCGTAACTCCTGACCGCAACGCTCAAAAGCCTCTTCTACGAGGTTATTGAGGTCTAAGTTAAAAGCGGTGGTACCTGTGGTAGCCATTAATTTACTTTCCTATGCGGAGCAACTTTTTTAGCCACCCCTTTAGGCTGGGCGACGAACTGCTTTCCGGCTGCTTTTCCGGCTCTTTTGGCACGGGTGGTTGCGGCGTACTCTTGCGGGGAGAGCGCTTTGATGGCGCTGGCCGGGAGGTATCTTTCCCCTGTAGCCTTCGGTCCTTGCGTAGATGGTTTGCCACTCTTAGTTCTCCACTTCTGATCTGTCCACGCTTTCAGACTTTTTTGAGGTGCTTTCATTTTTCTCTCCAAAATTACTTTTTTGAAGTTGCTCTTCTAATACCTGTACACAATTGCGAAGTCTGGTTATTTCTGCGTCCCGCTGATCTAACTTGTGCATTAATCCGGCGTTCATCTCAGCCCAAACAGCGATACCATGCATGCGCTCTTTATGATCTTTTAACATAAGATCAAATAAACGCTCAGAGATTTCAATTTGTTTTTGAACAAACTCAATCACGGTAGCCCCCACCAGCCTTCTTATACTGCATAGCCAACATCTGAGCCTTACGGGCACTCCACTGACCCGGAGCACCGCCCTTACCGCCAGCCTTAATACGCTCAAACAGGCTCTTACGCATACCGGGTTTGGTGTAATTACCAGCCTCGTTCACCTTAGACTCACCACCTTCGGCGTACATTTTGACCTTATTCGGATCATCCTTACGGGTGATCGTCTTGGCATTAGGCATCTTAGAGGGATTGATAATCCCCATTCCCCGGCTCGGCCTCATTTAGCAGTACCGTCCGCCTTTAGCCATTTTAACCATTTTGGTAGCGGTCTTACCTTTTTTGGCAATGCCATCAGCAGACTTGTGACCGCCTGCTAAACCACCGCCAGCCATCTTTTTAACCGAACCGCCATGCTTCATCTTGCCTTGTCCGTCGGCCGCAAAAGCAGGAATCTTTTTCCCGTCTTTCATAACCATCGGCATACCGCCACCAGCCATTTTTTTAATACCGCCAGCCTTCATGCCAAGCGAACCCATTTGCTTTGCGGTTGGCATCTTTTTGGTAACCCCACCGGCTTCCATCCCGGCTTCTTTCATCTCATGCTTAATCATGGACTTTGGGGCGCCCTTTTTCTTCATAAAGGACACTTCCTTTTTCATCATTGCCTTTGACTCTTTCATAACTCCACCTTCCTTTTTAGTGAACTCTTTACCTACGGATGTTGGTACGCCTACCTTTTTTGCAAACTTGGGGTTATTAGCCACCGCTTGCATAAACCTTTCCTGCTTGGCTGATACGCTAGGCACGAGTCTTACCCCGGATCGCTATACCGTCAGCACGTTTGGATGCCGAAGACTTAACCGTTCCACCCTTTTTCATACCTATTTTTGATGCGTTTCCAAAGGCCATTGCTGGGTTGGCTAACGGCGGGGGATTAGGTCTGGGTCCGCCAAAATAATTTGGTTTCATTACCGCCGGTTCAAACTGAGAACTACTGTTTAAAAACCCCAACGCACCGGGGCCTCCAATTGGACCTTGACCACCAGACCCACCTTTAATTGAGTTAATAGCGTTAGCCGCAGTGTCGGCTGCACCCATAAGGGAGGTTGCCTCTGAAGCAATTCCGGATAATCCACCACCAGCGTATTTTTTAACTTTCTTTTTCATACCATTTTCCCACGGGTCTTACCCTTGGTGGCACAACCATCGGCACGCTTGGAGGCAGAACCTACCACCCCACCAGAGCGTTTCTTTTCTGGCTCAGACTTAGGCTCTTCTTTTTTCGTTTCCCTTTTCTCTTCTTTTGGTTTGATAAGAGTCTCAATAGCCTTACCTACCAAAGTTGTCACAACGCTTGGACTCACGTTACACCATCCTTCCACGGGTTTTGCCACGAGTAGCGATGCCATCAGCACGTTTAGAAGCAGATGTTGCGCCTTTAGATGATTTGACTGTTCCACCTTTTTTAAGCCCCATTTGCTCGCGTCGAGCGGCGTTAACCTTTGCGGCAGCGGCGGCTTGACGGTTGGAAAATTTGTTTAAGTAGGCATCACGATCGCGTCGAAAATCAGCAGCGGTTTTAGCGGCAGCCGATGCATCAGCGTCCTGATTGGCACCAACGCCACGGCTTAAGTATGCGGCACGTTCTCTATTTAATTCACCGGCAGTTTTAGCGGCGGCTATTGCATCAGCGGCCTGAGACGCTGAGGAACGACCGGCTGTACCACGACCAAAGTTATTGGTGGCAGCCCTAATCTTGGCATCATCAGCGGCTTCTTGAGCGGCTGTACGAAAATCTGACATACGATCCCTAGCCAGACCAGCAGAGGCATCACCAGTTGTACCCATGTCTGGACGAGAAGTTACATCCATGTCCGCGTCTTTATCTTGCTCGTCTTTGCGCTTTTTGCTGTCTTTATTGCCACCCATCATTTTTGATGCTAACAAGGCGGCGCCACCAAGAAGGGCTGCGTTACGTAATCCTTTTCGCATGATTAAATTATCCTTCCTTTTGTTTTGCCCTTTTGGGCACATCCGTCGGCACGCTTGGAGGCAGAACCAACTGAGCCACCTGCACGTTTTTTTACAATCTCTTCTTTGGATTTGTCCGAGTACTCTTTTTCCTGAGTAAAACCCATTTTGTCGGCTAACTTGCTTGCACCGAGGGTTACAGCACGGACGGCTTTTTTAACCATAGGCATATCATCGTCAACCTTGGTTTCACGAATCATCTTTGTGCGTGTGGATTCTTCAGCCATCACTTACCCCTTTTGCATAAGGAGATCAATTTTTGCTTCAAGTTTGTTAAAGCGCTGGTCAATGTGCTCAACAAACTTGTCCATTTCTGCTTGAGTGACGTTATCACGGGCCACCTCTTCTCTGGTTCGGTTAATCAAAATGCTAAGTCGCTGTAGTTCAGATATCTTCTCATGCCCTATATAGGCTATAACACCCATCAACGCCGTTAGCAACGTGTTCCAAAGCATCATTTCCATTTCAGCACTTCCACGCCCGTAGGCTTTTATTGATACGGCTGTTGGGATCTTTAGCGGTTTTAGCGCTAGTTAGTTTCTTTTTCATGCCTGTCATACGGGCACAGAATGACTTCTTACGGGAACCGCCTTCGGGTTGCGGAGCCTTCAAGCCGGGCTTGCCGGGATTGGCAGCGTTGTACGATGCCCTCCCCTTAGCGTTTAGCCCACCTTTTGGGTTCTTACCTTCTTTGCGTTGCCACGCAGGAGTCTTAGCCATTTGCAATCTTCTCGTCTTTAACGAGCCGGGGGTAGAAGGCTTCGTTTCCAAAGTCACCCTCGTACTCGATCGTTCCCATATGGCCCAACTTAATGGTGGGATCTACCCAGACCTGATAGCCAGCCGCACGGGCACGGTCACAGAATAGATAGTCTTCGCCAACGTAGGAGTTGTCTTTAACTGCAAAGTCAAATATCGCGGATAGAGTGCGCTCGGTCTTGTCATCCCAATAACTCCACTGGGGGTTGTCTTTGACCAGATTCTCGATAACTTCCCGCTTAACCATCATAAAAGCAGTGGCTACACGCTTGGCTCTAACCAGACCCATAGCGTTCATAGTGACGCCGTTTCCATCTTCATCTAGCGTAACTATGTAGGTCTTCTCAACCTTACGGGCACACGGAATACCAGCAGCAATATCAACATTTGGTTCTGACAGCCAAGCCAGTAGACGGATAATGTCTTCCGGTTGGAAGTTGATGTCGGCATCAATAAACATCAGATCCGTCGCATCAGACTCTAGGAAGTCCTGAACCAAAAGATTACGTGCTCGTGATACCACCGAGCACCCACAAATGCTTCCAATCGTAATGTCAATCCCGTGCTGCGGCGCCTGCTGGGCAAACCGCATCAACGAAATTGCTTGTTTAAGGGAGACTTTGTGATCGTAAGCAGGTATGCCAAAAAACACCTTGCGGCCTGCCAACGTGTAACCTTTTTGATTTTGCATTTTTTTGGTTATCCGTAGAAAAGTACCATTGAGGTTGTGTTAGTAACTGTGCCGTGTAACGTACCGGTTTTGACCAGAATACCTTCACCCGGTAACGGGATAATGGTGTATCCAGCCGTGCTGCTTGAAGCAGTGTCTACAGTAAGTACGATATTACCGCCGGAGCCACCTTCACGAATAACAACAGAACCAGCGCTTGCACCGTTAACCGCATAAACGGTCTTGATACGAGTTCGGTTAATGTCGTTACCGTTTTGGTCTTGGAAATCCCCAGTAGCCGTTAACGGTTGCGTTGCAAATACATCATATTGCATGGAAGCCATGTCAGCCTCCTATTACAATAAGTTGTTGTCTTGAACGTAGAGAATCGTAACCGTTGCAGCACCGTTCGTACCATCACCGTCAGTAGCCGTGAAGTAAGCCACAACAGCAGCACCGTTTGCGCCTACGTCCGTACCAACTGCCTCAATTGCTGTGGACTGAGTAAGTGCAACAGCCTTAGCGTTAGTTGAGGTTAGGAAAGCATTGGTATTACCAGTAACTCCAACCGTTACCGAAGCGGCATTGGTGTCGTCGTTAGCGGCAGTGATGTTCAGAATACAGTTTACAACCTGAGAATTAGGTGGCAGAACTGCAACTGTGGTATTTGCGGAGGTTCCGATGATGTCAATCACAGCGGACTGAGCCATCAAAGTGTAACCAATATTTGCTACGTCTGTACCTACCGTAGTACCGGTAGTGTCTTTGATTGTTCCAGCCTTTACTGGGCCGGAAAAGGTGGTCGTTGCCATTTAAAACTCCTTTGTGTTGTAGCACATCCCGGCGCAGTCTCTACAAAGTCTGCTAGGTCAGTCTGTGCCGGTAAAAAATCCTAGTCCCTAAAGAATACAGCAAAAGGGGGGCTTTGCAACCCCCCTTTCTCACAACATTACGCGCCGGGTGAACCGAAGAC